CAGGGCCTCGAGCTCTTCACGGGTGCGAGCCTTTGCGACGGCCCGCCTCTGGTTCTTGGCATGCTGCTCAGCCGTGAGCTCCTGCAGGCTGCCGCCGATCGTCACCAGTTCCCGCCTAGGTGGTTCCCAGTGATGGCCGCACTCGGGGCAGTCCATAACGACGCTGGCCACGGTGCAGAAGCAGGCAGGGCACACCTTGCAGGGCAGTTCGGCTTGCTTGTCCCGCTTACGGGTGGGGCGGCCGGCGAGGCTCCATTCCCGCTCATCAGTGGGCAGGCCATGCCGGCAGCTGTTGGCGACGTGATCGTTGATCGTGGCCACCCGCTTGCCCGGTGCGGTGCGCAGCACCCTGCCCACCTGCTGGAGGTGCAGGCCCAGGCTGTCGGTTGGCCTGAGCAGGATGGCGCCAGTCACGGAGGGTATGTCGGTGCCCTCGCTGATGATGTCGCAGGAGGTCAGCACTTTCAAAGTTCCCGCGCCGAGGTCTGCGATCATCCGCTTTCGCACGCCGCGGTCAGTGGCGCCGTCTAGCATGGCGGCGGGTATGCCCTGCTGCCGGAATGCCTCGGCCACAGCTTCGGCGTGAGCCACACTGACGCAGAATGCGATGGCGGTGCCGTTGTGCTCGGGCTCGATCGTGCGCCGGTAGTGAGTGACGGCATCACCCATGGCCTGGCCCTGCCGTAGGCGTTGCTCGGCTTCGTCGTGGCCGCGGCGTGTGTCGAACCGCTTGATGCCTGACAGATCAAGGCCTGGCGGTGCGTAGATCCGTGCCGGGCATAGGTATCCATGCTCAGTCAGCCATGCAGCGCTGGGGCCGATGACCATCTGCTGGAAGAATCCGCCATGACCTTCGCCTAGCCCTTCGCCTGATAGGCGTTCTGGTGTGGCGGTCTTGCCGATGAGGTAAGCGTTGGGCCATGCATTGATGATCTTGCCCCACATATTGCCGGCGACAAGGTGGTGGGCCTCGTCTTGGATGATCATTGTGTAGTCAGGCAATCGACCTAGGCGACGTACGACGGTTTGGACTGAACCGACGTGGACATTGTGTCGGAGGTCTTCGCGGTAGCCTGAAGCGATGACACCATGGTTGACGCCGAACCCATGGATTCGTTCGGAGAGGTCGCCGATGATTTCAGAGCGGTGAGCGAGGATGAGGATTCGATGGCCACGTGCTGCGGCTTTAGCGACCATGTAGGCGATGACGGTTCCTTTACCGGATCCGGTAGGCATAACGCCGAGGACACGGCGATAGCCGGCCCTCATTGCGTTGCTGATGTTGCCTATGAACTCATGTTGATAGGGGCGGAGTTCAACCATCACTGCGCCTCCAATTGGTGGGTGGCCCCCAGCCGCCGTTGCACCAGAGGGGGGCGCGGCCCCATATGCGCCATGGGGCAGCCCAACTCAGCTCCGAAGTTTTTACCCCCTGATCGTCCAATGTGTTCCACCAGGCGATGCGACCGATCCAGCCGTGGGTGTCGGTGATACGGATGAAGTCGCTCATGGCTCGCGCGGTGGAGGGTTAGCGCCAGGCCATTCTGGGATTGGCATGTAGCCGATGGTTGAGCCATCAGGGCCGATTACCCTGCCGGCTGGCGATTGCGGTTTCGGAATGATCGCGGGCTTTGAGGTGGATGGCCCGCCGTTGCCGTTACCGCGTTGAGTGCGGCCTTCGGTGAAGGTGACGGGCTCCCCGGAATAGGGATTGGTCGGGCGTCGATCTGGCGATGGGTCGGGGTAGTTGATCGAGAAGTAGCCAGGTGGCAGGCCATAGCTGCCACTTGGCTTGACCTCCCATTCAGCCCGTGCCCGCCAGCCAGCCCAGAATGAGAGCATGGCGCCGGTGCCACCAACGATGGAACCGATCAGGATTAAGAGTTCAGTTCCCATCACCCCCTACTCTCCTGCACCTGCTGATCGTTGTTGTAGCGGCCGGTGATGGCATAGCTACGTTGTGGCCGATCGTCCATGTAGTCGAAGACGATCTGACCTATTTTCATGCCAGGCCAGATGGGAACCGAGCGCAGCTGGCGTACATTCTGCAGTTCAAGTGTAAGAACAGACCCATGCCAGCCGGGGTCACAGTATCCAGCCAGGAGGTTATTAATGCCCTCCCGTGCGCGGGATGATTTGAGTACGAATTGCCCGGCGATGTTGTCTGGAAAGTTGAAGGTTTCCAGCGTCTGAGCCAGGATGAACTGTCCGGGGCGGAGATAGTAAGGGTTGCTTTCGTCATGGCCAAGCTCAGCCATGTCATATGGCACGAAGTCATGCTCACAGGATTCTATGAGGATGGTGTCACCAAGCCGTACATCAATACTGGCAGGGTTGACTAAGGCCGGATCAAAGGGCGTCACCAGCGGGGTTGGCGCTAGGCAGAGGCTGGTGATCTGGTAGTCAGGGAGGCGGGTCATTTGGTAGGAAGCGGAAGGGCGTGGTGGGGGAGCCAGTGGGTTTCATAAGGTGCGTGGTTGCAGGCTTCTAGATACCACCAACATTTAACAAACCTTGGGTCATACCACCAGCAACTGCCCTCGCTATCGCAATCCTCCGGCCCCGGCAGCCGCTCGCTCACCGGCACCGGCTGCAGCACCAGCTGTCGCAGCTCCTGCAGTTCGCGGTAGATGTAGCGGTCTTCAGGATCGCCGTAGTCAAGCTCTAGGGCCTCGTCAACAGCTTTCTCTGCCAGCGCTAGGAGGCGTGTGGTTAGATCGGTCATCGTGTGATCTCCACGGGTTGGATAGCGGCTTGCGGCCAGCGTGCGGAAGCGTAGGCGATGGCTTGATCAAGGTCTGCAGCCATCAGCACGACGCGCATAGGTGGCTGCTGTGGCGGGCGTACGCGTAGGGCGTAGGGGTTGGTGCGATCACCGGGCAGCGGCCGTGAAAGGCCAGGGCCGAGGTTTTCTTGTGGGTCGTTGTCATTCCAGACGAAGCAACCGCCGGCGTCTTTGCCGGTCTTGCGTGGGAAGTTCATGGGATCCTCTGAATAGTGGTGGTAAGCCCGAAGGCAGCGAGTAGTACGAACCGCTGATCATGCGCATCGTCGAGCGAGAGAGTGGACCATGCCTTAGCGGGTGCGGTGGTCAGCTTGCGATGGTCTCGTTTGCTGATCCACTGTCCAGCACGGGCGAGGCCGTACCGTCTCTGTGAAAGGTCGCGCATTCCCTCGCGAATTGTGGGCCCATCTGCTGTGGCTCGGGCAGCTCCATGCTGCAGGTTTCGGATTGCCAGTGCACGCACTGGTGACATGTCATTGGAAGTTTGGGATTCCATCGTGGGATGTCAGGGTGAACGTGTTTGTAGTTTTTGCCGTAGCGAATCTGCTGGATGTTCTGGTGACTGCAGCTGTAGCGGCGTGATAGCTCATGGTGAGTTAATGATGAAGTCAGGATGAAGTAAACCTCATCATCGGTGAACCTGCCGCGTCTGAAGGTATAGACTTTAGGCCATACGCGTTTGAGTTTGGCTAGGTTTAGCATCACTGCATCATGCGGGCCGTAACCGGTGATACAGGCTTGGATTCTAGGATCGCTGATGTTCTTTTGTAGGGTATTGAAGTGAACACCAAGAGCAGCGGCGGCGGCTTTGATGTTGACGGAAGTCATGGCTCATCAGTTACAAACAGCTCAGCCTGATCAGGCTCGGATTCAATCTCACCAGTAGCGGCAAGATTGCGCACGGCTTGGCGATAGTAGCTGGGTTTGAGTTCAATTCCAATCCCTCTACGGCCAGCCTTCACAGCACCGTAGACTTCGCTACCAACGCCCATAAAAGGCGTTAGTACGGTTTCGCCTGGGTTGCTCCTAAGTGCTACTGCGCGATCAATCACGTCTAGTTGCAAAGGGTGTACGTGCTTTTCATCGTCAGGATCTTTGCAATCCTGAAATGGGAGTACACGACCCATCCGTACATCATCCCAAACACTGGACGCATATTGCCGCCATATCCAATGGCTGTAACGGTTGCCGGTTTGCTTTCCGGTATGTCCTTTGTACTTCAGCAGGTCCGAAGGAATTGGCGCTTCTCCAGCGTAGGTGTCTAGGCCGGTAGGGTGAGAGATTGGTTCTGGGTTGGCTCCATCTTTGCGGAAGATGAGCAAGTAATCAGCGCTAGCGACTCCTGCATAGGTTGAGTCGTCAACGATTGTCTTATGGGCTAGATTCTTAGTAAGGGTTCGGTTGCGCACCCATAGCGGTTCTTTCCAGATTGTATGTCGTGCAACGAATCGCCAGCCGTGCTCAGCATGTAGCCTGATGATGTCGCCAGGCAAATCAATCAGATAGTCCTTTCCGCTGTTGCTGTTGGGTATGTCCGTGCAATGCACGGCAGTGCAGCGACCTGGCATCGTAAGCCTGGCCAGATCCTTTACAACCCATCCGTAGTGATCGAAGAATCCTTGGTAGTCGTCACAGTTGCTGATGTCTCGTTCATTTGAGCTGTAGTGATACAGTCCACCAAAGGGCGGGCTGTAGATGCTGAAATGCACCTTTGCGTCTGGCAACGACTGCATTACTTCGATGCAATCGCCGTTGTAGATTGCGTAATTGTCGGTTACGACTTGATCGGTTACAGCCATGATGGGATGGTTTCAGGGATGGTGTAAGGGTTTATCCTGTTGATTCCAGTGGCTTGCGCCATTTCACCAACAAGATGGGAAAACATGGACTCTGCAGCGGATGCCTTGCGTTGCAGGTTTTCCATAATGCGCCGCTCTCCTTCTGTCAAAATGACGTCTACTGTTACTGGGCGCTTTTGTCCGAAGCGCCAGCAACGGCGCACGGATTGATAATATTGCTCGAAGCTATGAGAAGGAAAGTAGGTGATATGGTTACAGTGCTGAAAGTTAAGGCCCCATGCGCCGATCTTTGGTTTCGTTATCAGGACTCTTGACCTGCCGTCGATAAAGTCAATAAACCGCTGTTCTTTTATGTGGTCAGGATCAGAGCCAGATACCTGCACGGAATCTGGAATCATTTGCTGCAGTATGTTGCCTTCTTCGTTTAGGTGGCACCATATCAACACAGGCTGGCCGGTATTGCTCATGTCTGCCACTTGCTGGCACCGCTCAGTTACTGTGCGCTTGCGCTCCTTTCTTTGATCATGCAGGTTTGTTGCAGGGATAGCAAATAGCATTCCCTCCGGTGCTGTTTGTACTTCAATGAGATGATTCCGTTCTGTTAGCTTTGGCAATATGAACTTGCCATCATCAAACCCTAGATCTGATGGTTTGCGGCACGCCCTGGCCCAGCTTGCCACCCATCGCCAAAATGGGATCTCTGCATGACCCTTGAAGCGCCACTTCGGGGCTTCGCCATACATTCGCCGACTGGTGCAGTTGTTGTTGTCGTTTTTGAAGAACTTGGCGAGCATGTCCATATGGCCCATGTAGCCGAGCGCTTCAGAGCTAGTGCCTAGTTCGATGTAGTCATTAGGCGCAGCTGTTGCGGTTGCAAGTAGGCGATAGGGCATCTTGCGCATAAACAGCGTAATCTCTTGGCGGCGAGAGCCGTCAAAGCCCTTGAGAATGCTGCTTTCATCGCATACGACGCCAGCAAAGTCCGATGGATCAAACGCTGCCAGTCGTTCGTAATTGGTGATCACAATCTGCCCCGGCACACTGCCATCACTGGAGCGATGACATTCAATGCCGAACTTTTCACCCTCGCGGATGGTTTGCGCGGCGACAGCCAATGGGGTAAGGATGAGTACGGGGCGGCCAGTATGACGCGCCACGTTTTCAGCCCAGGTTAGCTGCATTGCGGTCTTGCCTAATCCGCAATCGGCGAAGATTGCGGCACGGCCTTTGCGTACTGCCCACTGTACTAGGGCTTGCTGAAAGTCGAATAGTTGAGACGGCATGAATACAGGATCAAAACCATGTTCTGCGCCTGTATGTAGTTTGCGGTCTAGGAACTCAGCATAGGAGGTTGTCACTGCACCCCCTCACCTGTAAGACGGTTGTCGGTGTTCATTTGCAGAAGTGAATAAGGGACTGATGGTCACATACCGCATCGCGGTGGATGTAGTGCGCCCATACCATGAATGGAAGGACAACGCTAAGGAACCCAGCGAGATGCTGCCAGTGGATTTTGGGTCGTGGTCTGCGGCGCCGCAGGTTGCGCCGCTGAAGGGGGGAGAGCCTAGCCATGGTCAGAACGGAACCTCTTCTTCGGATGGCTCATGGCGCTGTTGTTCGCTGTCGCGCTTGCTGCCGAGCAGCTCCAGCCGGGCGACGGTTACCACCGGCTTGGTCTTTTCTTGGCCGCTGCGATCGGTGTACTTCTCAATCCGGATGGATCCGATCACACCGATTAAGCTTCCCTTCCGCACGTAGTCAGCAGCAACCTGGGCCTGTTTGCCCCAGATCTCAAGGTTGAACCAGTCGGGGTCTTCATCGCGCTTCATGCGGTTGACGGCCAACGTGAGGTTGGCCACGACGGTGCCGGACTCGAAGTATCGGACTTCAGGATCACGGCCGGCGCGACCTATCAGGGTGATGTTGTTCATTGGTTAGGGATGATGCGGTGTTTGGTTTCGTAAGCGATGACCCCATCTAAGGGGTAGAGGATGCGTTGTCCGATGCGGATTGCTTCGGGGCCTTGATCATCTTTCCGCCAGCGCAGCAGGGTGTTTGGGTGGAGATGCCACCGCTCGGCCAGCTGCGTGACGGTGAGATGATCAACCGGAGAAGGGATCATCACCCGCCTCCTGTTGCTCCACGACTTCAGCCGTGACCGGCTCGGGGTCAGGCGCGGCGGAGATCTGACGGTTGAGATCCTCCACTATGTTGCCGCTTGCTGCCTCGATCTGGGGCACAGGTTCGTGAACTGTGACCCTGTTAATGTCGGCATCGCTTTGGAATACTTGATCAAGTTCCGAGCTGCTGGGCAAGCGTTTGGCAAGGCGACGAATGACTGTTTTCTTGGCCATCTCGCCCCACTCGCTGTCCCAACAGCGCTTACCGATGCCGGTAGCTTTGGCGCGGATCTTTTGGATCTGGCTGTAACTCATGACCTCGCGTTGAATGTCGCCATCCTTGAATTTGGCTATGGCGTAAACCGCCAGAGGTTTGTCCTGCTGCGCCAGGTTCGGCTTGTGTTGGATGCGTTCATCATCACCTAGCTCAAAATCAAATTCATCACCTTCGTAAACAACATGAGCGCGGATGCTGCTGATTTCACCAGATTGGCGAATCTTTTTGAGGATGCCGCCTACCATCGGCATATAGGAAACTGTCTTAATGCCAGTATCGCGGCTTTTGTAGACGCTAAGGCCCGCTTCACGACCGTCAAGCAATAGGCCATCGCTTGCGGCTTTCATGCAGGCGCCGATCAATGTTTTACGATCGGCTTCCAGTAGGGTGGGTTCCATCTGCACCGCTGTGACGATGGTGCGGATGAAGCGATCTGCAGGGATTTGAGAGGGAAGGGCTGTTTCAAACTCGCGCTGCATCTTGCCTAGAGATGAGCGCAGGTCTGAGATTTGCAATGCTGGACTGTTAGTCATCGACAGGAAAGCAATAGATCAAAGCGAGTGCCAGCATGCCGCCAGCGAGTAAGGCAAGCGCATAACGCGCGATGGTTTCAATCACGACACCATGCGGGGAGGTCAATGGGCTCTTGGATCATGTCGCCATAGCCGGGCCAGACACCGGAAGCGAAGCATTCAGCTAGGAGGTTGAGTGCTGCGTCGATACGACGCTGCCCGGCGGCGATGAGGTCGTTGCTGGCGGGGTAAACCGCAACGGCATAGGGGCGGGTGCTCTCCACGGCTATGGTCAGGAACTGCTCCGCACCTAGGGCGGATTGGTTCCATGCGGCCTGGACGTGGTAGTCGAAGTTGGAGATCGACTTTGCAAACTCTGCCCGGCTGGCGTCCTTGGTGGACTTGAGGTCTACGACTAGGCGGTTGTCAAGACTGTGCCAATCGGGGCGGGTTTTGCATTCAACGCCGGTTGCAGGATCGCGCCAGGTGTAGCTTGCCTCGCGTCTGCCGGGGAGCTCCAGAAGGAACCGCGCGGCGGGATGCTTGCGCACGGCATCAGCCATGCGCCGCACTTGGTCGGCATCATCGGGGCTGAGGATGATGCGGCCGGCATTCTTGCGCTCAAACTCTGCCGCCAGTTCGCGGCCTGCCTTGGTGCGCCTGTCAAACTGATGGGGCGGCACGGCTACGGTCTGATCCCATAGGTCGGGCTCCAGCACGCCGGTATGGAGTGCGGTGCCACGGAGAAGAGGCAGAGTGGGTTCAGGAATGACGCGATCCGGCGCAAGGAAGGCGTCTTGAAAATGCAGCGGAGAGCGCTTCAGTACCTTGATACGGCTAGGGCTGACGGCTGCTAGGGCGTGATAGTCGGCGTTGCTGAGGTCGGGGTGGTAGGTGAGGCTAGGCATCGGGACGGTGGAGGAAGTCAGGGATGAACTGGAGCCAGCCATCAAGCCGGGCCAGCAGTTGCTTGCCTAGGCGAATGATGGTGGGCTTGAGGATCACCTCCGTAGCAGCGATGGCTACGAGGGTGTCGAGGATGGTGTGGAGGTCGCTGCTCATTGCTGGGCCTCATGCTCCAGCCAGTTGGCCACACCCTCCCATGAGAGCAACCGACTCTTACCGTTGAGATCTCGCGCCCGAGCATCGGCAGCGATTGCGCGGATCACGGCGCGGGCTTCGGGCTTCCAGTCGCCAACCGGATGCGGGGCGTCGTGCAGCGCTTTGGCCACACGCTCCAACAACGGTAGGGGTTGTTCCGCGACCGCAGCCTGCGCCAACTGCGCCGCCCGCTGAGCGATGAGGATGTCCCGCTCTGGCCCTGAGGCAGGAGCATGGCGGGTCCATTCGTCGATGAGTTGCTGTGTGATCATTGAGCCGGCCCTGACCCTGCACCCATGGGGATGCCTTGCGTGACAGATGGTGCACCGGGTATTGCTGGAGCAGCGCCAGCGGGGCGGTGGTTGATGCCCCGCTGAAGTAGCGCACGGGCGTCCCGCTTGGGAATGCCGAGCTGTCGGCTGAGCTTGGCGGCCGGACCGGCGTAGGCCGGTAGGGCTGCCGTCAGCATGATGGTGAGAACAAGAGGGATCATGAGCGTCTGTGTCGATTGTTGATTTGAGGTGTGCCATAGCCATAGCCATAGCCATAGCCATCGCCATCGCCATTGCCATTGCCATAGCCATAGCCATAGCCATAGCCATAGCCATAGCCATAGCCATAGCCATCGCCATCGCCATTGCCATTGCCATAGCCATAGCCATAGCCATAGCCATAGCCATCGCCATAGCCGACTATTGCCGTCATTCCAGCCCCCATTGATCAGAGACAGGAATTGAATAGATTTCCGATCCTTCCGGTACGTCAATATCGGCAAACGGCCGAATGTCAGCTTTGGAAGGGTCGTCTATTACAGCGGCAAATCCGCAGGATTCCCAGCGGAATACCCAAACGCATTGGGTTAGTTTGATGCGTCCATTTTCGCGGGTCATGTTGCCAGCGAAGATCCAGCCGCGGTCAATGACCACGACGTGACGCTGACCGGGTTGTGAGATTGGGGCGTATTCAACGCCGTTTACTGTGATGTTCATGGGACGGGAAGGGGCACCGCATCGGCGCCCATGCCCCACACCTTACACCATCGGCCCCCATCTGTCACCATCTGCCACCATTTCGATCCATGCCTGCAGGCGTGCCTCTGCCTCGGGGCTCCAGCTGGGTTGCTGCCGCCACCAGTCCCGCCAGGGTTGATGGCCCTTGCGGCGATTGCAGCAAAGGCAGGCGGGGGCGAGGTTCGTCCGCACCGTCAGGCCGCCCTGGCACCGGGGGATGATGTGGTCAAGGCTCTGCGCTGGTGCGTAGCAGTACGCGCAGCGGCGGTCCCAGGCGTCGTAGATCGCGGCCCGCCAGGATCGACGCGTCACAAGCTGCGCCCCCTCGATGTGTGACTGCACGATGGGGAGCGGCTGGTTGACAGGTTAGCGGTCGTGTGTCTATGGTTCGCGAGCCGGGGGCGTAAACCACCCACCAAACGCCGGTGGCCTCACGCATGCACACCCCGGCACCCATTACCGCCTGCCGTCGAGCCTGAGAGCTCCGGCCGGCCGTCCCACCGCATTTCACACCATGACCGCTTGCGCTATTGCATGGGCTGTGGCCCTGCTGCTGCTGCCGCTCCTGATCCTGCTATGGCTGACGGAGACCCGCCAGCAACGCGCCCGCCGCTGGCGCCGCGACGGATGGACACAGCAGCGGATCGCCGATCGGCTCGGCTGCAGCAGGACCACGGTCCGCCGGATGTTACAACCTGTGAACTGACCACGCTGGGGGTGGTCATCGTGTCCGCCAGGCGTTACACTATGGGGACAGGAGCCGAGGCGCTCCACTCGGCGGCCCAGAGGCTGCGCTGAACATGACCACCGCCACCGCAGTTCTGGCCACCATTCCCGCTTCCTATCGCTGCAAGCGCCAAGCGGTTGGCGGTGCTGAGCAGCAGATCGTGAACATTGAGCGTCAGAGCAGCGACTTCACCGTCAGGCAGCTGGCCTACGGCGTGCTCTATGCCGATTCCACCGGTCGCGCCACCGGATCGGTTTCGATGGCACTCCGTCGCGCCACTCCTTGGCAGGCTGCTCAGCTGCTGGCCGCCATGCGGAAGGACGGCATCGAGGTGATTGCTGACGTCTCCCGCTGGCTGAACGCCAACGCGCTCCAAGTGCTGGGGGCATGAGCCCACGCCGGGCTTCCCCCCCAAACGTTACAGTCCATAAACTGGCCGGCCCCATCCTCACCGCATGGTCCGCCAGGCGTTACAGTATGAGCAACGGGGGCAAGGGCTCCCGGCATCCCATCCCATCGACAGCCATGATGATCGACCACACCACCACCCGCGAAGACCTTGAAATGGTGATCTTGGAAAACGACAGCCTTTACTATCAGCTTGACGAAAAGCGTTTTTTGGGCAAGGGCTACACCACCGAAGAACTGCGCACCGCCGTCTGCAACTGGATTCAAGCCGGTGACGAGTGCGCCGCCTGACCCACTCACGGCCGGCCGGGAGCCTATCCCGGCAATTCTTCCATTGCATCTCACTACATGACCGCTCCTACCTTTGCTCAAGCCGCCGCCGATCTCAACCTATGGCGCGAGTGGTTTGATCCTGACATCGCCGTTTCTGATGATGAGTTCCATTCCATGACGCATGAGCAACGCGTAGCTCTGCTGGAGCAAGTGTGGGGCGATGCCTGACCCAGCCCTAATCCGCGTCCACCGCCACCGGCTGCGCAAGGCCGGCAAGCTACCGCCTGTGCCGATCTGCCCGGAATGTGGCGCCAGGGTGCTAAGCACTCGCACCGCGCCCCTTTGTTCCCGCTGCTGGAAACGATCGCCGGCAGGCCGGGCAGCTGATGCGGAGCGCAAGCGGCGGCGGCGGCAGGTTGACACCTAGTCCGCCAGGCGTTACAGTTAGGTCACCGGGGCGGACCCGGTAACATCCCATCCCATCAGTTCCATGACTCGCATCCCTTCCACCACCAGCGTTCTCAAAACCCTGCGCAATGCCGGCTTTCCAATGGCCGCAATCGTTGAGCAGGGCCGGGGCATGATTGAAATTGGCTACCTCACCGATGGAGTAGTTGCACTGGCCGATCGCACTCGCACTATTCAGGCTGCAAACGTGGCCGAAGAGCTGCTCGGGTGGGGCGGACACAGCACCGGATACGGAACCTGGATTCTTCGCGCATCCTTCCGTTATGACGACTGCTCTCGCGAGCTGGCCCGCCAAAACATCGACTGACCCACCCCACGGCCCGCCGGAGCCTATCCGGCAACCCATCCCATCGCATCCATCCCATGTTTTCCGATCACATCCCCGGTCAGCCGTATGAACTGACCATGGAGCAGTTCTGCAAGTTTGCAGCTCTTCAAGCCGCCACCCCACAGGAGATGTGGGTTGAGATTGCACGCTGGGAAGCGGGCCGCACCTTTAATCCCTACTCCAGTCGCTGCCATTCCTGCCTGAGCTTTGACAGCCGCTGCGGGACAATGGAGTGGGAGTATCGCACCACTTCTGGAACCACCCTAAGAGTGGTGCAGCACCGCGAGATGCTTACCGAGCCAGCGCTTGGCTACCCCGGCTCTCAATGTTCCGATGAGATGCCGCCATCGTCCTTCACCGTCACCATTCCAGCGGACCGGGACCAGCCCGGTCGCTATCACTGGGAGCAGCTTCGCAATGGTGGGGCGTACTGCGAATGATCGCCGAACCCTGGATTAGCTGGCTAGTCACCATGGCCACCGACCACGGCGACCACCGTGACCTAGTAGTGGTTGCTCCCACACTGCCTGTAGCAGTGAACACTGCCAGCGAGCTGCTGCAATGCAGCAAGCTGGTTTCGTGCATACTTGAACCTGAGTGGACATGACTAAGCAAATCAAGCGCATTTACCGAAGCGCGCAATCAGGCCATTTGGTTGCATACGACAGTTCGCAACCGCCAGGCCATCAAATCAAAATCGCATGGCGAGATAATCTAATTTTGGCTACTTCAATTGACAATGCAAAAGCATTGCAACAGCTATTGAGCGATGTCCTAGGCTTGATTGATAGCGAGCGATCCCAACCCGCCGATCCCATGACCGACACACGCAAAGCAGACGCCTCAGATGAGCTGATTGAACTCCGCGCCCGCGTCGAAGCGCTAGAGGCACAGCAGCGTAAGGGGTGGCGTCCGCTCAATACCGAAACCGTCTATGGCAGTAAGCCTGCTGTTGACACCGTGCGGATGCATAGCTACAGCATTGGGCCGGCAAAACCCATTGGTCACACACTAGTTGAGGCAGCTGTCAAGGAATCCTTTACAGCTCAGCCGGGTGGGTTGGTTGAGATGGTGGCGGAGGCGATGCAGCCTGGCACGTTTGACTGGTCCGCCTACGAACCCGAAGCTCGCGCCGCAATCCGCGCCGTCGCCGCCTGGCTGCGCACGGGCCGCCTATTGCACGCCGCCGAACTGCTTGAGCAGGAGGTAGACCGTGACTAGTCGTACTCCCTCCCACACGCATCATCGGACATGCTTTTATTGTGAATGCACCTACACGACTGCGCGATCCTCTGTCGGCGATCATTTCCCTGTTCCCCAAAGAGCCGGCGGAATTGACACGGTGCCATGTTGCAGATCCTGTCACGATCTAAAGGACCGCATTCCCTTGGGAAGCTGGAATGCAGAAATGCTAAACAAAGTCATCGCGGACTTCCCGAAGCTCAGGCGTGAGACGCGTATATTCTTGGCAAAGATCCTCTCATTGATGCCAGACATTCTTGGCGACTTAAGCAAACCATGACGCACACCCTCAACCACTACCGCGCCACGCTTGAGCGGATCATCGACGGTGACACGATTGACGTTCTCCTAGACCTTGGTTTTAAGGTGTTTACGGTCCAGCGGCTGCGGCTGCTGGGCATCAATACCCCAGAGCGAGGCGAGCCAAGGTATCTGGAAGCAACGCACGAACTAGCCGAGCTGCTGAACCCTACCGGCCGCCAGCAACCGCTGATCGTCCACACCATCAAGCGCGACGGCTTCGGCCGTTGGCTGGCGGATGTATGGGTTGAAGGATCCGACACCAGCATCAACGATCAGATGATTGAGCGGGGGCATGGAGTCTGACCACACGATCCACCGCCTCCCCAACGGCGAGGTGCGCATCACCTGCAACGGCCGGGTCGGGACCGTCTCATCCGAGCATCTCATCCCCGGCAAGCTGGCGCAGCTTAAACTGTCGGTATCCTTTCCTACGGATCATGGGCCACCACCTCAAGCGAGTAGGCCCGGCCCTGCTGGATGTACGGATCCCATATACAGGCCTTAGCGACTCCTTTACCTGCCTTTTGGCTTCCGATATTCACCTTGATAACCCGAAGTGTAACCGCCAGTTACTAACCAAGCATCTCAACGAATGCCAGGCCGCTAATGGCCTGGCCTTTTTCTTTGGTGATGTGCTCTGCCTGATGCAAGGAAAGAACGATCGCCGGGCCAGCAAATCAAGCATTAGACCCGAACACCTAGGCTCAAACTATTTTGACCTAGTATTCAACGAAGCGGCAGACTATCTCCGCCCATACGCTAACACTATTGCGATGATCAGCGACGGCAACCACGAAACCGCCGTCACCGGTCGCAATGAAATCAACCCGCTACAAAATGTGATTCAGCGCATCGGCCCTGATGGGCCGCAACACATGCCATATCAAGGGTTTGTGCGCTTCTCGTTCTATCAGACTACATCCAAAGGCATGGTCGGCAAGACGCGATCCATCGTCCTATTCTTTCATCATGGTGCATGGGGCGGCATCGTCACAAAGGGCGTAATGGGTGGCGGCAGATATGCCGGCATCGCACCGCAGGCATCAATCTGGGTTAACGGGCACAACCACGAGCGTACGATCGTCGCTCATCCCTGCTACCGCGTATCAATAACAGGCCATCAAAGCGTCGAAACCCGCTGGCATCTGCAGACCGGAACCTATAAAGAAGAGTTCGCCGATGGCGGCGGCTGGGCAGTCGAGAAAATAGTTGCACCCAAGAGCCTGGGTGGCATATGGCTTACGATGCGGCCAGGCCGCTCCGGTGGCATTGAAATCGTACCGTCCCCTGCGATCTAACCCGTGACCTGGTGGCACGACCAAGCCAGCCGCTGCCCACTGCTCACCCCAGCGCAGGAGCTGTCGCTTGGCAGCCAGATCAGGGCATGGCTCGATCATCCGCCACCAGTGCCGCCAGCGATTGAACGCCGCGGCCGCCGCGCACGCGAGCGCTTCATCCGCGCCAACCTTCGCCTCGTTGTACTCTTCGCCGAACGATACCGGGCGATACCACAACAGCATCATGATGATCTGATCCAAGCCGGGAACCTTGGTTTGATGGTTGCGGTGGAAAAGTTCGACCCGACCCGTGGATACAAGTTCTCAACCTACGCCTATTGGTGGATACGGCAAAAGATCAACGCATTCCTCCAGAAGCATTCACGCACGATCACGTTGCCGACCACCCATCAGGATCGAATCAACCGCTGCTCAAAGGTTGCCGCACAACTCGGCCACCAGCTTGGCCGGCCTGCAACACGGGCGGAGATCGCCGCAGCGATGGGCCAGACGGTTGAGCAGCTTGACGCGATCCTATGCCGCCCTGCTGCGGTGGTGAGCCTCGATCAACCGAACCCATGGCGGGATGATGGTGCACCAATCGGCGAGAGCATACCGGCGCCGGAGGGTAACAGCATCGAAGCAGCCGAGAGCCTGCAGCTGCTGGCGCTAGCGGTTGATCGGCTGCCGCCGCAGTCGCGCCGCATCATCGCCAGCCTGTGGGGCCTCGAAGGGCCGCCAGTGTCGCTGAGTGCCGTGGCGCGTGCGGAGGGTTTGCAGGCCAGCAGGGTGCAGCGGCTGGCGGATGCAGCGCTAGCAGCGCTAGGGCGTGATGTGATCGGCCAGACGGTAGAGCAGCTGAGCGAGGTGGTAGCGGAGGATTGGGATCAACCCACGCTGCCGCTGATGCTGTAGGTCGCGGGCAATTGCCTCAGGGTCACAAAGGGCCCGGCTTAGCTCTAGTTCAGCTATTCGCTGCTTGGCACCATTTAGGGCGTGATGCAAGTGTTGGTTAGCTACAACGAGGCTATCAGCGACGCCGCGCAGCTGATGAAAATGCATCTCCGCCAGCTGGCGCCGCGCAATGGCCAAGTTTGCCTTTTGCTCCAGGCTGTAGGGCCTCGCTAGCCAGGTTGCCCAGCTCATGCGCGAATGTCCAGATACCAACCGGAGCCTTTGCCGTCCACTTCCCACCGGCGGAGCCAGTTGGCACGACTGTACTCAATCCCGGCGCCATTGCTGTGATTGATGTAACCACCGCCGACCATATCAGCCTCACCGTTCGGATCATTGTGAATGAACCCGGCAGGGGTAAAGCCGATAACTACGGTCCAATGGCCGCCGCCGCGTGGTTGCTGAACACGGCCCTGATGAAGCCAGCCGACTGGCACGGGTCGGCCTTCGCGGATGATGCGCTCCAGTGTGGCCGCGTCACCGTTGCGCTTGAACTCAGCCTTCAACCCCAGCTGGCCCAGTGCGCGGAGCTGTGCGCCGGGGTCGGTTGTATCGCCATGCCGTGCGCGAATACGGTTGTACTCATCATCGGTTTGGACCTTGCCGTAGAACTCAGCGACCATGGCGCAACTACTGGAGAAGCACTCGCGGTAGCCGGTGCCGGAGGTGTTGTCAATCTGCAGCTCGTACGGCACCTGCAGAGTGACGGTCGCCAGCTGTGGCCGCTGCGTGCCGGTGAACAGAGCCACCTCAGCAGCCCGCCTGCGCGTCAGGCCAGCCAGCTCGCGACCGTCTGCCTTGTTCCACCTCGGCAGTTCCTCGCGTACGACCTTCGCCGGATCCTGACCGGCCAGCAGCTTCTGACGGAGGGTGGAGGTTTTGACCGCACCGAGGCCCACATTGAATGCCCATGACACGAGGGCGGCCTGCTGGTGGCCAGGCCAATCCTCGATCATTGGCAGATGCTCCAGCAGACCGGCGTGAAACCGCATCAGATCCTGCTGCAGCATGAGGTCGGCCGCCGATTGCGTGATCTTCATGCCATGCACCACGGCAGGGCCGGTGTGGCCGTAGCCGATGGTCAGCACGCCCACCGCATCGCGGTATGCCTCCAGCTTGCAGCCCTCAAACTCCGAGACGATCTTTCGCGCGGGCTCCAGCCAGCGGCTATCCTGCTGCTGCTGCGCCTGCGGTGGCATCCAGGAGCTGTAGAGCGGTTGGTCACGATCGAGCGCCTTCGGATCGAGCTCTACCAGCCGCTCTAACGCCGCCTGCAGCCATGCCATGTGGTGCGGCTGCTGTTGGTGGAAGTTCTGGCAATAGTCGCCGGGGTTGGGCATCATTTCATCCCAGGGAATGGTGACTCAGCGAGCCATGCCAACAGAGTAGCCGGAACCAGAGTGGCGGCACCTTTCAGCTCTTGCCGTTGTGCGTCGCATTGCCGGCCGGTGCTGAGGCAATGGGCGAGGTCAGCAACCAGGCTGCCGCCCCAGACGGCGTAGCAAACGAGGACCGAGCGGATGATCAGCGCCGCGCATGGGTGCGGGTGCCGCATGGGGGGCACCTTCGGGCGAGGCTTGGAGGTGTCAGGGTTGTCGATCATGGCGGTGTTGGGGTGCAGGACCAAACTCAACGCGTGGGCTGGCCATCATCACCACCACGGGCATCACCAGCGATGCGACAACGGCGAGGATCACCCCTTGGGCAATGCGTCGTTCAGCTTCATTCAGCCGGCGGAAGGCCTCGACAATATCGGCCCGGTTGTTGGCCATGGACTGGTGGATTGCATCGAGCTTGCCCTCGATGTTGCCGATAGCGCGCAAGATGTCGCCATGGCTTACTTCATGGTCAGATGGCATGATGGCTGAAGCCGTGGCCGTACCCATAGGTTACGCCTCAAGCGCTGCAATCCGCTGTTCCAGGTGGCGGCAGTAGTTGACGAGGTGCGCGGTAAGGCGGGTGTACTCAAAGCCCTCGGGCTCACCGTCTGGGCTCATGCTGACCAACCGCTGATCAATGGGCAACACGTCATCAGCGATGAAGCCGAGGTACCGGCCGTCGATCGGGTCGGCATCCGAGAGCGAAGAGTAGGTAATCGGCTGCAACTGGTTGACGATCTCTACCGATTCCTCAATAGGCAGATCCTCAATGTCTCGTTTGTACTTACGGGCGGAGGTAGAACGGCTAAACTGACCGTTGGATACGACCACCACGTTGGCAGCCGATGCGGTGGTTACGGTATAGGCTGGCTCTGCGATGAACTGCGTACTGTAGAAGGCGTAACGCAATACGCCACCGATTGAGATATAAGCGAAGTTGGCAGTGCGATCGTATGCAAGGAAGTCGTTAGTATCAAACGTAAGTACCGGGTTGCCGCCTGATAGCGACATGGCGTAATTTGTACCAACAAAGACACCAGCGGTTGCGCTACACGTGCCGGTTGTTACGATATTTTGGCTGCCAAAGTTCGGCGATACGTTGGTGCCGGTGATCGACAGAGTGGCGCCGATCGTGCCCCAAGTGATCCAGCCGCTGTTCGCTGCGTTGCGTTGCTTGAGCTGGTTGTTGGTCGTATCCACCCACCACTGATACGCCACGGTCGTGGTCGGGCCAGGGCTGGCGCTGCTGGAGTTGGTGAAGATCGCCGCCAGTGCGCTGTTGATGTCAGCCCTTACGGCTGAAGCCGACTGGTTGGCGATGTTCTGGTCATGGGTTGCCATTAGGTGATCTCCCGGCCGTAGCCAACAGCAGTATAGAAGAAATCACGATCTACGACCGTGTTAGTGCTGTCCCTGAAGGTTATTGTAAACCCGGTCCGGCTTTGGTTCGTGATCTGGTAGTAAACGCCGGATGCGATGTTCGGCGCCATGATGCCGATTGTAGGTGTTTCGTAAAACGCCTCCGTGAATGTAACGAGGAAGTTGGCGCCGCCGGATGTTGTATCGCTTCCGGTTTCCGTCCTCTGCTGCACCTCCACCACGGCGCCGAGCGAGGTAACGGCGATGTTCTGCGATGGGTCGCGCGACACCGCTTCCAGCCTGAACTGCAGGCCTCTGGCCCTCAGCAGGTTATTGGTCAGCACCTGCCACGGTCCCCATGTTGGCGTACCAGCTGGGTTGTCGGTCGTGGCGCGAACGTAAAGCGTAGCCTCAGTGCCGTCGATCACGTCGCCGTCCCAAGTGCCGGGCCAGCTGTCAATATCGCCGATCCGATCATCAAATAACGACCCGACAACAACGGGCCCAGCTTCGATGTAACGCCGTACGTTCATATCAAACACGCCTGGCGATGATGAGAATGTAGTCCCAAAGTCGTAAGTGCCGAGCGAGGTTACATCCGTTGGCCCGGTTAGATCGTCCCAATTGCCGGCCAAACTATCAATGTTGCCGATCAGATCATCAAACAAACCACCACCAGCGAGCACCAGCGCATCTAGTGCAGAGTCGTAGAGCATGTCTACAACGTCACCATTGAACGGCGGTGATGTATCGTGCTCGAAGTATTCGACTAGTTTGAGCCTAGGCAATGGCGTCGGTAGCGTGACGCTTACCGTTGCAGCATTAACGGAGCGGTTGCCAGCTGCATCCTGCCATTTCACCAATACCGTACCTTCAAGCAATGGGATTAACTTCTCAGTCTGGTTGCCACCAACAGGCGGCACCAGTTCTACGCTGCTTTCCCATGATGCGTTGAAGATAACGGGCGAATGGCGAATCAACAGCGACCCGCCAAGCTGTACGTCTAGTTCTGTTGTTGCATCCCACCGCAGCGTAGCGCTTTGCTCATTAACCGGAATCATCGTCAGGCCGGTTACATCTTGCGGTGGTGCAGAGATGCCGCTTTCAACATACACTAGAACCGCTTGCTCAGACTCTACAAACCCACGCCGCGACCGCACCAGCACAACATAGGTACCAGGGCTGGCCTGATCTATGTTGTAGTCATTGCGAGAGACTACAGCGCTTGTCCAGTTATCATCGTCCTGGCGCCACATCAAACGGTATTCACTGACCCCCGGCACCGCTTCCCATGTCACCACGATGCGGGTGTAAACATTGCCGTTCTCTTCGTATAGCGTCGATTGCGCGATTAGGTTGATTGGTGCTGGTGGTAAGTCATTTAGTACCGTTACATCGCGCACCTCCAGCGGCCTTGATCGTTCGATGTAGTCATACTTGCTTTCGTTGTATGCAACACCGCTTAAGCGATACTGACCGCGCTCTGCTTCGGTTACCTTTACGATACGCCATAGGCTGGGCCTTACGGTCGTTATATCGTGGCCCCATACTGCACCAGGCTGGGGGGCAGCGGAGAATGCAAAGGTGTAAATGACATTATCAATAATGCCGGTTACAGCACGTTTCTCTAGCGTGCCGTCGGCCATCGTCACCGTTAGCGTGCCGGTGCCGGTCAGATCCGAAGCATTGTCAACCGTCACCGCTGTAGTGGTAGCAGACACCACACGGCCGCCGCGGCGCTGGCCAGACCGCAATGGATCGAGCACCTCCACCACACTGCCAGGGCGGCACACCATGCCAGCCTCAAGCGAAGATGTGAACTCGATTGTCTGGCTTTCGTTCCACTCTGAATACAGCAGCCACTCTCCGACCCGTTCAGCCTGGCTGCGGCTGGTGCAGGCAAACGCCTCGATCTCAGATTTGACGACGCCCCACTTCGCCAGCGCGGCCTGATCCTGCACCTCGACAAACGACACGTCCATGGCGTCGAGATCCATGTAACGCACGACCGCAACAGTCGGCCGGCCCTTTAGCCCGCTATTGGCATAGCTAAATCCCTCAGGGCCTACATTAGCTAGTGTGAATTGAGCGACAGCAGATTGCGGCCGGTCGTGGTTGATCGTTAGCGTACCGGTCGCCCAGTACGGCATTGCACGAAATACGCTGCACAGGTTGTTGATTAGCGTGTACGCTTCCTCTGCTGTTTGGATGTTGACGTTACAGGCAAAGCGCTGTTCAACGCCGCCTCTGTTATCAGGCACCAAGCCGTTAGCGTATTGGCTGGCTGAAAAGAATGCCCACTTATCCAGCTGGGCGGCTTGGATATGATCACCTGTCCCGTAGCGAGTGCTGGTGAGCAGATCCCATAGAATCCACGCGGGATCACAACACCATTGCCGGGTTGTTGCAAATGTGCCATCCCATGCGCCGCTATAGGTTACGCGGCCGGTATCGTCTACCGTTGCATTGTTTGGCAGCAGGATCTCCAGCCCATCGACTAGGTACATCCGCTCAGGAATAGAGCCGAACTGTTCAGCACTGAAGCGCAGCGCTGCTAGCGCAGAGTTTGGATACCGCAACCGTTCGCGGCTGATCTCGGTGTAGCTGCTCCAGCTGATGGCGTTGACTTCCTGCGGATCGTCGGAATCTTTCGACAGGCGCCGCACGCGAATATCAACCGGGAAGTTACCATCTAGCTGGATCTTGTAGTCCTGCTGGTATAGGTCCGATGTACGACCGTTGATCTTGCGTTCAAGTTGTACGGTCCACGATGGGTCACCGTTGTATTTTGTGGCAATCTCTAGTTCAACCTTGCTACCTTTGATCTTGCCCTTGCTGCCGATCTTTTGCAGTTGCGGCACGCTGATGGTAACCCGCACCGCGTCTACGTTTACGTCGGTGATAGTGCGGATGATCGGTGTGCCTTTCAACAGCTCAATGCCCACCGGCACTTCACGCTCTACCGTATCGACTAGCTTCAGTCTCGTTTGATCGTTAGTCCCGTTGCGGAAAGATATTTCGGCATCCTCAAAGTTCTGTTTACCCCGGTCGTCCTCTACCTGCGTTTGCTCCAGATATACGCCCTGCCGGCCACCGACCACACCCTTAATAGGCCCTTCGCATAATAGGTCGATGATTTCTACAAACTGCTCAGATACCAGATCGTCTTTATCTACCTTGCCCGACTCTGAATCCTCGGAGCTGTCAACTAGCCCCATCGTGCCAGCACGGCCGGCCTTTACCTTACCCTTCGGGTCGCGGTTCTTGCCGCCGGCAACTACGTTGCGCGGTCCCCTGCCGTTGCTGTTGTTCTTTGCCATTATTTTTTCACCCGATCAGTGTTGACGCCTTGGCTGATCATAATACTACCGATCAGCATCCGGCCATAAACTACCGGCACGGGCACACCTTGCCGTGATGTATTCTGAATCCCACTGAAGCTGTCCGACCTGCGCGGGTCGCCTTCAGAATCTGGGCCCATATTCAACGTAGGCGTAGGTGCAATCATCTGCGACACACCACCTAGCGCAAGGCTGGCGCCAATACCACGCATTAATGCAACACCAAACGCACCGATGCCAGGAATAAACGACAGGCCGATCAACGCAACGCCCGCCAGCGCTTGCCAAAATCCACTCCCGCCAGAGCCGCCAATCACCGGCACAATCCTTATATCCTCGTTCTCACCTACCGGATAATGCAGCTGTTCAGGATCATCAATCAGCGGTAAACCAACATCGCCCACAATCACCTGATACTGATAGCGCGCCATGTGGCGTTCAAGATCCGGCCAGTTTGCAACCAGCATTCGCACCGCTTCAGCCGGTGACGACACCTCAGCCCTCAGCTCATCGCGCCCCAGGAATGCTGCCAATGGGCCGTAGAGTCGAACTGTTCTCATGGCGCATCACCCGGTAGCCGCAGGCAAGATATGGGATCATGCGGTCCCTAGAACTTAGTCTACCTTCCAGATGATGCAGCAGCCGGTCGCCTACCACTACGCCAACATGGTCGGTCATCGTGGCACCAGGCGATAGGCGCATAAACAGCAGGTCACCCCATGCCGGTGGCTCCTGCACCTCATGGAATCCAGCCTCAGCGGCCAGATCATCAAACCACGGCGCAGCATTGAACTCAGCACGGCTGGGCCGTTGCCAGTCGGGCAGCGTCAGGCCATGGCGTTGATACCACTCCCTTGCTAGATCCCAGCAGTCGTTGATACCCCACACCCACGGCCGGCCCTCCAGCGGTAGCGGTGCCGCTACAGGTGGTGTGATCTGCAGGCAATGGCCGCCGGGCGTTGTGATCCACCACGGCAAGCCGCTGGCGTTGCAGTTCAGACGGTCATCATCAGACGGCAACGGATCGCCCTCAGGATGGCTGTGCACGATCGCAACGACAGCGCCAGCATCGGCGCCGCGGGCGTAGTCAGCAGGGTCGATCACAAAGGTCTGCTCCGGCGCCTGTGAGATGTTGCGGCAGGGCCAGTAGCGGTGCCGGCCATTGATCACCAGCAGCAGGCCGCAGGCCTCAGCAGGAGCAACCTCAGCAGCATGGGCACAGGCGGTAGCTTGCCAGCTCATACAAACCCACCAACACCAGGGAACCCACCGAATGGTAGGTCGGCATTCTCGCCGAAGTGATCCTTACATGCTTGGAGCGTTTTGTCGCATGTTGCTAATCCGCCGGTGTAACCGCATTCGGTACCCTTGTAAACCCAAGGGCAGAGGTTATCCATCACCTGCCGCTTAGGTATCCTCACGCCCGCTAGGTCAAACGCTGCCGCCATTTCATATTCGACAAACTCACGATTCTCACTTACCAGTCGATCAAGGTAGTAGATCTCACGCGGCAACTCAGATGTAGGTGATGGGGTGCCGTATGGGTTGATGTTGCCGGGATAGTTGACGGCATCTAGGAATCTGGCGAAGGTGCGGATACGGGTGAACTTCGCGCCCTCAATTCCGCTGGGCAGCGTCTGCAAGAGTGTTGTGATGCCACCTAGGAGGTTCGATGCACGCAGCCGCGGCCGCGGCAGCTGGCCCGTGCCGGAATACTCAAAGCCGTCCGCCTCGATCGGCAGCCGTTCATAGGTCTGACCGTTCCATATCACGTTACCGTTGTCTTTGATGTTGGTGCCGCCGTGGAACCTGTAAGTTTGACTTACACCATGCTGCGCGGCGTTTAGTTCCAGCTGGTAAAGCTCAATAATTGCGGTCGGTGATGCGCTACGAGCCTCTGAGAATGTCATTGCTCAAACACCTGACGGAAGGTAGCGGTGATGGTGCGAAGGTTGCAGGATGGCGGCGTAAGGCTCCACCGCTCACAAACGTATTTGCCAATCACTGGATCAGTGTAGCTGCTGTCAATGCGCTGATAATCGAGTGGTGTGCTGCCGTAGTTGAGCATCGCGCCCCATAGGTAGCCGGTACCGGCGCCGGTGTTGATGATGCGGAACGGATCAAATCGTAGTGTGGTGCAAGGCAGTGGACTTACTGGAGCGGTGAAGGTATAAAAGTATCGCCACCACTGGTTTTGGACAAACGTATCGGGAAACGATGGCGCTCCATAGAGTATCACGCCATTAGTCTGATCACGCAGCAAGATAGAAAACTCAGCCGATGAAACGCTAGACAGCAGATAAACATAGGCCGATGCTGTGTAAGTTTGGCCAGGCGTTACGGTGATGTTTTGGTTCGCAATTAGAGAGTTTGGGCCTAATGGGTCTGCTGTTGCAACAACCGTAGTTGTTGTGTTGTCGCCGATGGGTGATAGCGGTGCGGTGCCGGTCCCGCCGCTGTTATGCGTCACCGTGATCTGTCCCGCCTGATCCCATGGTCGTGTGCTACCAGCTTGCGCGGTCGTTCTGAAGTCTTCAGACCACGGCAGGAGGTTTCGCTGGCCTCGATATTGTGGCGCAAAATCAAACGCCAGCCGCCCGCCCTGCTCTGTCAGAAACCTGTCGATTGCTTCCGCTTCCATCAGCGAGCGATTCACGAACGACAGATTCAACACCACCGGCTGGGTATTCAGTCCAAACGCCAACCGCTGCTCATACCCGTCGCCCATCGCGGTGCGCAGGATTCGCGGTTCGTGCTGCTCATCTAGCCCGAAGTCTGGCGTGAAGTAGAAAGTAGCCATGGTTACCTCCTGGCCGGATTGAGCAGGCCACCGGGGCGGCGATGATGCACAATCCTCGCATCCACAACCTGAGCGATGTCCTGCCCGAGCCGGCGGCGGTCGCTGTCGGTTGCGGTCGTCTCAGTCTCGCCCGTGGTGGTATTGACGTTGACCGTAACGTAGGTCGGCCCTGCAGCGGTGGACTGGCCGCGGTGGTGATCAACAACCGTCTCGCGTGGGTGGAGCATCGCCAGGAACCCGCCTTGCCCGTCAAGCCCACCGCTGCGTGGTGCATTGCCGGTGTAACCGCCGCCAGCAAAGCCTCTGGTAGCCGGCACGAACCCAGGGCCAGGCAACTGGAAGTTCTGGGCGTACTGCGACCCGCCGCCACTGATGCCGCTTAGGGCACGCAGGATCGTGCCTAGCACCATCTGTTGAATGATCATCCGCGCCGTACTGGTCAACACCGACACCGCAAACTCCTGGAAGTTGGCCTTCCCGGTGGTGGCCAAACTCACCAGCTGGTCCTCCAGTCCGCGGATGCCCTCCTGCGTCAGCTGAGCGGTTGCCTCGCGCATCGTGCCGATGGACTGGATATAGCCCTCCACACCCTCGCGTGCACCCTTGCCAATCTGCATATCCTGCTGCAGGCTCCGCTGGCGGGTGATCTCCTGCATTAGGCGGAGTTCCTCTTTGATCTTCTCAACTTGTTCCGTCTGAGACTTGAGCAGGTCACGCGCACCCTTTGCCTGTTCAATGTAGACGTTCTTTTCTTCAGTCGTCAGATGCCCCATCTGCGACCGCTTCTCTAGCTCAACCACCAGATCACGAAGCATATTCGTGCGTTGATCTGCGATCTTGTTGATCTCTATAAACTCACGCGCCAGCTCTGGGTTGATACCAGTCCGCAGGAGTTCACCATACTCGCGCTCAAACGCCAGCCGATCACCGGCCGACTTTGCCAGCTGGTCTAGCGGTTGGGTGATGTCCTGAATCTGCTTCACTATCACGGTGCCCAACTGCGCGGCGCCGGTTTGGCTCACGATCGTGCGGAGCTTGGCTAGGCCTTCCTCTGCTGCTTTCAGCTCAGCCCTTACCCTGCTGATCTCGCCCTGTGCAGCCTCGCGCCCTGCCTGGCTAGGCGGCAGGGTGGTAACTATATCGCCGCCGGGTGATGCGGCAGCAGGGGCAGCACCAGCGCGGGCAGAGCCGGCTTGTAAGTGCAACAACCGCATCGGTCCCTGTGCGGTCATGATCTCGATGGCATAACCACCGGCGCCGGTGTTCCCAAGGTCGCGGAGCATCTTGGCGCCATTCACCAAGGAGATCTGGCTGCCGGCCGGCGTGCCAAAGTCCACGCCAGCGTGGAAGCTACGGCCGAACAGATTGCGTGGTCCGTAGCCGCTGGTAACACCAAACGAACTAGGTGTACGACCGTTGACCCGTAGGTAGCGGTCAACATCTGCAGCCGTGATCGGCCGGCGATCTGCCCACCGTGCATCAAGGTGCGGGCCGGTGCTCTGGCCGGTGTTGCCGGTGCGGGCGATGATGCCGGACATAGCGGCACCAACCGCCGCCCGCGGCATTTCGGTACGGATCACCTGCGTCCGCTCATTCATCTCCGCCAGCCGTAGCCGCACCTCAGCACGGGCCAGCTCTTGCCGCTTGTCGGCAATCTTGCGCTCCTGCTCCAGGATTGCGTCGGTCGTGCTGGCGTGGACGTTGATCAGATTGCGGCGGAACTCCAGCAGCCAGCGCTCACCCTCCGGCGCCTGCGCGATGGCCAGATCAGCACGGGCCTCAATCAATCCACGCCGCGCCTGCCGCTCCTCCTCAATCTGCTGCATGCTCAGCCGATGCAAGGTGTCTTGCATATCCATCTCGTTCTGATACCGCTGCACTGCAAGCTGCTGCGCACGCTGGGCTAGTTCTTCGTTGATGCGGCGTTGATGGTCGGCGGTTTTCTCGGCTAGGTCTTCGGCTTGCTTGGCCCTGCGCTCAGCGTCGCTATTGGCTCCATCAGATCCGCCTGCGATTAGCTTTGCAACCCTATCGGCAGTTTCTTGATTCACCTGCGGCCGCGTCAATCTAAGCGGCACTGCTGGGCCAAATTGCTCGGTCATTTGTGCAGCAGATGGCGCACCCTGCAACCCTCGCAGCTCTCTATATCGCTTGTTGATCTCACCTATGCCAGCTGCTAAGCCATGGAATGGATTGGCGATCTTATGCACCTCCAAGGCAAGCGCCTTAAGAGGATTGGGCAGGTCGATAATAGTTTGCAGCAGGCTTGTCATGCCCCTGACAACACCCGTTATCATCGGCAATGCTTCTTTGCCTAGTGTGCTCGTTAGATCCTTCCACGCATTATCAAACTGTTTGATTGGATCAATCGCAATCTGCGCAGCGTCAGCGGTGCGGCCCAGCGCGTCGGCTTGATTGTCTAGCGATTTGTTGAACCGCTGTAGGTCGTCATTCAGCAGAGCAATAACAGCTTTCCGGCCATCAACATCAGAGAACAGCTTTCCTAGTGCTTCGTTGCTCATGCCGGTCTTGGCCGCAACATCTGCCAAGAATCCACCTAGACCCTTTGCTGCAATCGCTTGGGAGTTAAACTGAAGCTTTAAGTCTTCGGCAAACTCTGCCGCTTCCTTGGTCGGCTTAATTACGCTGGCGAGGATCTGGTTGATACCCGCAAACGTAGATTCAACCGGCACACCCTGAGCGGTCAGCGCACTGATTGCCGCGTTGATTTCCTCGAAAGGAATCTTTGCCGCTGCAGCATTAGGAATAATCCGACCGATAGATTGCGAGTATTGCTCCATACTGATTTTGCCGTCATCCGTTGCCGCCTTCATCTGATCAACCAAACGGCTAGCTTGTGATGTGCTAAACCCGTAGCCGTTGATTACGGAAGTCAACGCATCCGCGACCGTCTTGACATCCGTAAAGCCAGCCGTTGCGCCTAACGTAGACGCACGCAGTACCGACACCACATCTTCGGTTTTCTCAAACCCAGCTTGCAGGATTTCATACGCTGCCGCTGTTGCCTCGGTCGTGCTAGTCAGGTGGCCCTGCTCACGCACCAGCGCAATAATCCCAGCCTGCAGTGCTGCCGAATCCTGCGTCATCACCCGCAGCCGTCGTGATTGCTCTTCCAGCGCCAGTGCATTGCCTAGGCTTTGCACCGTCAGGCCAGCGGTAGCGGCTAAACCTGCCGCCGCTGCAATACCAGCCGGGCCGCCTGCTGCAGCCAGCGAACCACCGAATGCACCAATCGCAGCACCAGGGCCGCCGCCCATTGCCAGCGCACCAGCAGCGCTACCGGCGGCGCCCCTGAAGTCCATCCGCAATGGCTGCGCATTCAGCCGCGCTTGCACTACCTCAAGCTCGCGTAATGAGTTGCGATACTCATCCGTAGCCCTATCGAGATTGCGGATTCGTGCCGTTAGTTCCGACACACGCTGCATATCTGCGGCCATCGTATTGGGCAAGCCCGGCAACCTAGCCTCGCTGCCGAATCCGCTGGTCATTGTCGGACCTGAATATGCCCTCGCTGCGGCGATCACACCAGCACGGCCAGTCCTGGCCGCCATCACAGCTTCGGCCTCGTTAATCCTCACCAACGTGGTCAAGTATTCATCCGATCCGAGCTTTTGCTGCGCCAGTGCTTGACGCATCATGTTGATCTGTTTGGTGGCCTTCTCCGCCGTGCTGCCCAGTGCCTGGTTGAGGGTCAGGTTCAGCTTTTGCGCTGATACCGTCGCCTGCTCCATTTGGCCCTGAAGGCCCTGCACCATCCGTTGCGCTTCGGTGCTGCTAACCCCCATCCGCTGCAACGCAGCTGATACAGCGCTAGAGCTTGCCGTCAGGCCAGCAAACGAAACCATGCTGACCTGTGCGCCAGCAGCGTTTGACCGCAATGCAGCGGCGAGCGCTGATGCCGATGCGGTGGCCTCAACTTCCCGTAGCTGAGCCTCAAGCCGGCCAATATCTTGCGTCAGCAGCTGGAATCTACGGCTCGCCGGATCCGCTGCATCACGAAGCGTCGTCAACGCCTGCCGTTGTTGCCGCAGCGTGTTGATGCTATTGCCGGCTGCCTTGCTGAATTGCTGGGTTGCAGCATATAAACCATCAAGCTGCTGTTTGCCGACTTCAGCGTTGGCGTTCAGCTGCTGGAACTGTGCCGCCAAACCCTTAAGGTTCTGAGCCCCCTGCACCTGAGCAGTGAGCCTGATCGCGGTGTCAAGATCTAGCGCCATAGCCTAGTTTACCGCTTCTCGTGCAATGCTTGCAGCGCTGCAAACTCCACAACCTGGAGCTTCTCAAACTGCTCACGCCATCGTAGGCCCAGCCCTGCCGCAACGATTGGCAGCACGCTGTAGTCCAATCCCGCAATGCCGCCGGTACTGTGCCGCCACTGTGACTGCATGGCCAGAAATAGGCAGATCGTGTCCCAGTTCTCGGGCCACACTTTGAACTCAGGATCTGGCTCCGGCTCGGCATCCTCCACCACGATGCCAAAGGCTGCCGCATCATCTGCCGCAGCCTTACCATCATCCGCTACCTTCCCGCCTGTCGCCCACCACCGGCCGGCTTCCTGTAGGTTCAGCGCTTCCGCTTTCCCAGCGAATCAATCCACGCCTGTACGATCGCGCTTGCAACTAACTGCACATTCAGGAGTTGATCACGGGCCTTCTCAGAGAATGGCACCGGGTCGCCTTTGGTGTCGGTGATGCCGTCCCATCCCAGCAGTATTTCGCGGCATAGGTCGCGGTCGTTCAGTTCTTCGGTTTTGATCAGCTCCCAGATCTCGCCGATGCGATCCTGCGACAGGCGCTTCATATCAGCGTCAAAGGTCTGGCGCTGAAACTTGCCGCCATCAATCGGGAACTCAACAGCAACCGGCCAGCGGTAGGACGGTTGCTGATCAATAACGAACGACATCAGGTGTACTTCAGGGAGACTTCAGGCACGGCTGCGCTCTGTGCAACAGCAGTATAGCCCGCATTGAGCATGTGGACGCTGTCCTGATCTTCGTATGCCACTGAGGTGAGGCTGGTTCTTGGAGCGGTGAACTCGATAATGTTGCCGGCGGTGGTGCCATGCAGGAAGGTGAGGTTCCCGGTGGTGCCGGTGTCGATGTTGGTGAAGTAGTTCTTTTGCGCCATGGTCGGCGCTTCCAGAACTACGGTACCTGTTGCGTTGCGATCGGTGATCAGCACTTGCTTGAGGCAGCCCACCAGCTCCCGGTACACCAGCGTATTGCCAAGGTCAAAGGTGACCGAGCTAAAGCAGCCGGCGAAGCTGTGCAGTTGCATCGCGCTTGTGTTGCCGAGCTTGAAGATTAGCGGGCTGGCTTGTGCGCCATAGGTTGGCACCAAAGCATTGGCATCAGTCGGGCCGTTGAAGATACCAGTGAAGGTAAAGTCAAGGGTCGGGATCTCGCCCACGGTCGCATTGAGAACAAACGATCCGCGGCAGCCGGTCACCGTATGCAGCACTGAGTCAGGGCTGCCAGTGTCCCGCCCAATGCTGTAGGTGATTGAGATAGAGCTTGGGATGTTGCTGATGGGAGCGTATGTGACGCTGGCAGGGCTGGCGACAACAGTGCTCGACATGCCGCAGGCCTGCAGGGCCGCGTCGTACCGGGGCACGGTGCCAGCGGTGCCGCTGCCAGCGAGCTCGACTGAGAAGGTAACGACGACCTGGGTATTGGCGGGCAGCTGCTCACTGGCGCCCAAGAACGGCCGGATCAGATCACGGCTCACCATCGTGGTGTTCGCCGGCTGGATATTCAGATCCCGCACCAACACGCAGTCAGCTGCGGCGATGGTGGGCAGAGTTCCATAGTTGGCTTCAAGTTTCAGCGCGATGACGCGCTTACGAGACAGCAACGGCATCGATCAATCCTCAGCAGCAGGAGCAGGGGTAGGCATAGGCGCAGGCGCAGGCTCTTCGATGACAGCAGCCTCGGGCGGCATCGTGCGGCTACCGGGCACTAGCCGGCGTTTGCCTTTCACGATTTCATAGGTGCCGCCCATTCCGGCAAACTCATCATCGAAAATGTCCATGGCCATAGCCTTGTACTCCCCTAGCCTACTGAGATGTCGTTAGCGCTTGTGCGATACCGCACAACGTACTCGCAGATGATCATGCCGGCATCACCGTTACTCGCCTCCACCTCCGGCGTCCATCCTGCGGGCGTTACATCAAACGCTAGTCCGGCCAGGCTGCGGTCTGCCATCAGCTTCTGGTGTACGGCTACCTTGATTGGATCGGCAACCTGATCAAAGCTGAGCGGTTCGCTCCCATCGCTCGGCACAATCCGGCGGGCGTAAATTGCAATCGCGACCATGAATCGCTGGTCGAGCTTATCCATGCATACCCTGCTGGTGCGTTCCGCTTCGATCGGCTTATCAGGGCCCGGCGCAACGACCGCAAACGCTAGTTCACGTTCGGATGCATACTCTGTGCGGCTGCGGTAAACCGTACAGCCGATCCCGCCGCCGCTGTTCAGTTGCGCGACAACCTGCCGCAGTATCCGCTCAGAGATGCTGCCGCCTAGCAGTGCATTTCGTAGGAGGGTTAGCAGCATCTCAGGAAGTCGGCTCTAACGGCACAGTCCACACCACACCATCAGCGTAAGGTCTGGCCATTGCTGCACCGTCTGACTTCGCCCGGTAGAACACACCGTCAACCATCAGAACAGTTCCACGTTGAATCGTAAACACATTTGGGTCGTACTCCAGCAGATAATCGCTCATCACGACCAACCCATCTAGGTATTGCTCCGCTGGCATGTGCAGAATGCCGCCGCCGCTAGTTTGACCAATCACCACCGCATCACCGACACGGCGGGTGCTAGTCGTTGCCGTGCGACGGCTTAACCGCGCCCAACGGCTTGGGACATACGCTGAGATGCCCGATGGCCGCAGGAGCGTAAGCAGCATCAGCCAATCTCCCAGGCTTCATTGATGTTAGGCGTTGCTGGATCATCAGCCTTGAAGGTGCCATCCTCATTGCGGGCACGCTGCAGGGTTGGCGCCAGCGATTGGATAAACTCATCCGGTAGGTTGCATTCTGCCGCTTTCGCCACGATCGCAGACAGCGACTCCGGTGTGAGGCCGCTGGCTAGCAGGAACTGGCCCCAGCTGAGCGCAAACGCTGGATAGTTTTGGCGCAGCCTGGCCTCATCCATTGCCGCAGGTAGGCCGGTCGTTGCCGGTTCGCCCTGCTGTTCGTAGTTGCCCCGTGCATCAAACATCGCGGTCATCATCGCCGGGAACCGATACAGCCAGCTGGCGAAGCCCAGCCAATCCTGCACCGGCGGAGGTGGAGGCAGCGGCACCAGCTCCCAGCTGCGGGTCAGCGTGCCATCAAGGCCGGTAGCGTCTGGCGGATCCTCAAGCCAGTTGTAGGTTTCAACCTGCTGCAACCGGTAGGCGCTTGCGTCATACTCTGGCACCGGCTGCAGCACCAACCGCACAACCCGGTAAAGCTCACGGTCCAAGCTCAGCACGGGCTCATCATCAGGCCGGGGGTAGGCCGTCAGTGCGCCGGTCTGCTGGTTGTAGAGAAGGCGGGTCATGGTCAGTAGGTAAGGGTTAAAAGCGTGACGTTCGTGTGATCGCTGGCAAAGCTACCGTTGTTGTTCACATAGAAATCAAGCACATCCCCAACTGCGACACTCACTGATCCACCGGTAAATGTCGCCGTAGTGGTCGACGTGTTAATCAGTGTTGGGCCGTAAACATTAGTTGTATTGTTTTTAATCGCTCCGACCAAAACGCCGTTGGATGCGCCGGTAGTCGTGTCCTTTACGAATGTTGCTGCAACCTGAACGATTGCGGCAACTGGCGAAGTCCATCTAATCGCCACAGTCGTGCTTAAGTCACCAGGGTGCATAAGGATTGATGCACCTGCCTGCAAAATTGGCAAGCTGAACGCTTCTGGGCCAACCCATGAACCAGGCGTGCCCGAATACGTTAGGGTATTGACTGTTGAGCTAGTAATCAATGGCTTTCTGATGTAAGACCAGTCGCCATTTGGATTTGTGGTTGAGCTTGCATTGGCGGTGATGCCATTGACAACGGTTGGCGCCGCAAACCGATAAGGATTAATCAAAAAGCTCATGCCCGCCTCCCGATCAGCCAGACCTTAAGGCCAGCCCCTGCAATCGTTGCGCCGATCTGGTCAATGTCCACGGTGATCTCAGCATCATCAGCCAATGCAGGATCACTGATCACCGCAGGTACTGCAGCGGTCGTAGAAGTCTTCTCACCCGCGTCAATGCTCAGCTTGGTGCTTAACACCGACGTGCCGCCTTCGTTGATGTCCACCACCAACGTGGAACCCGTAGGTGCTGTCGTCACGCTTGCCCGCACCGCCGTCAACGTCATGGCATACGGCAACCTGAATGTAACCTTGCCGGCGCCAGTCGTCAGAGCCGTCGTCTCGTCACTGCACGCCAGGCCGATCTCAACCGCCGTGATCCGCGCATCATCACCCGCTGCAACCGTGCCGGCCGTGGTGCCAACATTCAGGGCCGCAGCGCCACCCAGCGAGGATTCCAGCGCATACCCAGGGTGGGGGTCGGCCGCTGCAACGTGCGCACTCACGGCAGCCGCAGCAGTGCCAGCAGGGTCCGCACCTACATTCGCAGCGCTTGGCATCGCATGCACATGATCCTCACGCGCATAATCAGCGCTTGCGCCAATCGCAGCAGTGCCTAGCGGCTGTGGTGTGGCATCAGCAGGGGCCGGCACCGTAGGCGTGCCCGACAGGTCCGCATACGCTCCGCTGACCGCCACCTTCGCCAGCGCTGCGCTGATCTCCACCAGCACCGTGCCGCTCTCGCTGTTCACACGAACCACGGCGCCAACGCTCTGCACCTCGCCGCTCACCGGCACCGTTGCCGTAGGCGCACCACCGGCACCAACGTACAGTTGGTCGCCGATCGTGAATCCTGCAGTATTGAACGGCCGCAGCTCACCCACTACAACTGCATTGCCGTCGCCATTGTTCGCTAGCGTCGTCTCCAGCAATCCAATCGCCGGCATCTTCGCCGGATTCGTTGGATCACACGCCGATACCTGCACACGGTCGGTATCGCCTACCGTACCGAGCGCATAAACTGCAGTGCCGGCAGCTAGCTCACCGCCGCTAAGGTTGCGGACATGAATATACAGATTCCCCGCAATGCCGCCATGGATATGATTGGCAGTCAGCAAACCTGCAACCGTTAGATCCTGCAGTGTTGCAGAATCGCCATCCTGAATACCCGGCCGAAAGATACCGCTAGCCATCATGCAAACTCCGTAACCTGCGCCCGACCGTTGGCGCTTTCCCATACGCCATACAATGCGCCCGCATAATTCAGATCACCGCTCAACACCAGCAGCGAATTAGCGGCCACCACATACGAAGCATTCGTCACAGTCACGCCCTCCGTATATCCCACCCTTAGCTTAGCCGTGCTGTCGTTCATCACCGTCAGCCGCTTGCGGTCTGCATTAGCCGCTGCAAGCGTTACGCTCGTTGCGCTGCTCGCCACACTCGCAACAGTTGGCACCACCGCAGCCGGCACCCTCGCCAGTAATGCTGCAGCCGTTGCCTCAGTCGCAGCACCAGCAGGGAGCGGCAAGCTAACAGCCGCCATCGGCATCGGATTTGCGCTGCTCAGATCAGCAGCTGCACCATCTGCGCCAATGCTGATCTTTACGCGCTGGTGCAGTACACCGCCGATCTCATCGGCTGCAACTGTGGCGCCTGTCCCAGGCGTGTATCCAACATTGTCGGGCATGGCTCCAGATCAGAAAATGGGGCGGCCCCGGTTGCCCAGGGCCTGTACAACAGATCAGAACGATCCGTTCAGACGCACCCGGCAGGTGGCGTCAGCATCGAGGCAGGTGGCAGCGAACACACCCACTTTGGTGTTACCGCTGCTGACAGCGGTGATCACCTTGCTGGTGTTGTTCCAGTAGGCAGCGGTGCCTTGTGCGCCGCCGGTGCTGGCACCGGTGCCTTTGCTCATGGTGAACACGCCGCAGGTGGCGAAGCTACCAACGGCGCCCGAAAGGACGCTGGTAACAGCAACACCAAACGTGATACCAACCAGTGCGCCGCCACCGCTGGCAACGTCGTAAGGCGCGGTGAGATCGAGATACTCACCATCCTGGATGTAGTTTTTCATGGGTTAACCCTCCTATGGGTGAGAATCAGATCAGGTGCCGCTGGAGCGGTAGATGAAGCGGTAGTCCTTAACCGCAGCGCCAAAATCGAAACGGGCGAGCATCTCAACCCCATCAGGGTCGCGCTTTTCGTTCGTCACGATCGTGGGGCCTTCCTCGCCGGCCAGATAGCCGTACACAATGCCCTCAACTTGCGTCGGGCTGCAGGCCAAGTACCACTGAGTGGCGGAACCATCAAGCCGCGGCTCGGTGATCAGCTGCACACCAGCGGTCTGCAGCGTCACAGGGCCGTTGTCGCCAGTGCGGGCGGCAGGCACAAAGCCGGTCGGATACAGGAACTGCAGAGCAGTGGCTTCCAGATCGGTTGGCACGATCATCAACTGAGGCGTCAGGTTGATCGGGTTGCCGGCAAGGTCGGTTTGCTTGCGCATCGCCTTACGGGCGGCGTTGTAGCCGGCCGTTGCAATCGCACCGCTACCGGTGTTGTTGTGCGAAGCATGGAACAGCACCTGGCCATCCACGCTGGTCACAGCGTTGCCGGTGATCAGGCTCCAGATGATGTTGGACTCCAGCCGGCGAAAGCCGCGGCCCAGCATCTCAGGAACAGTCTCCATCGCTGACAGATCATCGTTGATGATCGCTTGGCGAGTCAGCGTAATTTTGCGAGCATACGTGGAGAGTTTCCACTGATGCTGGCCTTCCACCAAGGTGCCGGCCTTGTACTCACCACCCTCAAGCAACGGCTCAGGGGTGAGGTTGCCAGCGACCACAAGATCGCTTGCATTCTTGAAGTCGGGCAGGTTGCGCTGACGGGCGATCGGGCCCCAGGTGTGAGGCTCTTCCGCATACGCTGCGTCCAGGCTCTTGTTGGCCAGATTGCTAAACAGCAGCGGGAAGTCGCTGGTGCTGTGGAAACCACGGGTCACGAGCTCGGTCCGGCTCATGCCGCGGGTATTGACACCGCGCGACTCCAGATACATCCGGGTCATTTCCAGGATGCTGTAGCCGCGGTGCTCACGGGCCAGCGTCAGGTCGTCGCCCTTCAGGCTGCCGGGCATCACCCGCGCTTGCAGAGCAAGGCCCAGGCCGCGTAGCAGGGTGTCGCCTTCATCGCGGGTCACCACCGGCTGCACAGGGCCGGCAGGAGCGGAGGGAGCTGGAGTTGCGGCGATCCGTTCGGAAACCATGGTGGTGGCCATGCAGCTGGCGGCAGCGAGGCCACGGGCCAGACCCTCGGCTACGACTTGATCGGTCTGTTCAGCGGTCAGCTTGCCCGCCATCGCAATGCGCAGGCAGTCGCGCTCCAGGCGCAGATTCTTGATACCGGAATCGGCCACGTTCTCGGCGGCCGGCGCGGAGCGCTCCTGCTCCACATTGGCCGCGGGATCGCCCCCGGCCGATTTCAGTTCACTCATTGTCCCATCGGGGGGTAGGTGGTTTGGTTCAGCATTCCGAACCTGTGCGCCAGCATCAAACGGTACCGACACCAAGCTCAGTTCCATTGGCTCCCAATCAAGCGCCCGGTAGGTCGGGGGCTCGCCATCAGTGCCGCGAATCGGATCAGACCACCGGTGGACCTGATAACCGACCGAAACATTTCTGATGATCCCGCTTGCAACATCACGGAAGATCGGCTCGACATCCTCGCGCTCCGAAAACCGCACAACCGCGCGGCCTTCATTGCCCTCAATCCAAGCGCGCTCAATCACACCCAAAATGGATGCAAGCTCCCGGCTTTGATGGCTGTTCAGCAGGTTTGCCCCGCTGTTCAACCGATCAAGCCGTACCGCGCCTGGGCTCATGTCCAGCTCTTCGTACCAATCGCCCTCAAACATCGACGCACGACGCCCGCGGGCGCCAGTTGTCCATGTGAGCTCGATCGTCCGTTGCTCACGGTTCAGCGTTGACGGCACAAACGCCGCCGCACGCTGCATGGGTTCCAGTGTTCGCTGTTCCATGGCCATAGTCTATGCACCTATCTGGCGGGTTTCGCCGGTTGATTGATTGAACACCGACAACTGTAGGTTCTGCGCTTCAGCTGCCACCTTATCCCGCCCCAGCTCTTCAATCATCTCTGCCGGCACATAACCCAAGCTGCGCTGCACCTCGCTTAGGCTCATAAAGCCGGCGCCCACCGCTTCGATCAATGCGCTGATCTCCTTCGCCGGGTCGATCAACTCACGCCGCGGGAATGTCCAGATCATCTGTCGCGGCCCGCGCATGCCCGTCAGTGCCGCCGCTTCGTTGAACCATCGCGCTAATGGCGTCAGCAGTTGCGGCACGATCACATTCCACCGCAACCTGGCCACCTCGCGGTAAGCCTCGATCCATCCCATCCGGCCAGATGAGAAGTTCACGTCGTTAAGAATCCCCGTCAACGCTTCGTAGGTGATCGAGTATCCCGCCGCCACGCTGTGCAGATAGTGCCTTATGTCAGCGCTGAAGTCGCCAGAACTAGGCGGATTGGCAAAGGTGATTTGCTTTCCCGGTGGTAGCAGCTCAATCGCGCCAGGCTCCAGCGTGTCCGTCAGCTCTGCCGTGCCGCTTGGCACCTGATCCGGCAGCTCGCTGTCATACACAAACGCCGTAAAGCATGATGCGATCTTGGTTTTCAGTAGTTGCGCAGATTCCGTATCATCAATGTCCCGTAGCTTTAGGATCACCGACACACCATCCGGCACGCCCAGCCGTTGCCGCGGCCGCCGCACGTCATAAATGCACAGAATCTCACTCGCCGGCACAAAATCCGATTCAATCTTCAGGCCATTCCACCCGCGCTCTCCTGGGTGGTCGTGGCGGATCCAATACCCCTCCAGCCGGCCGGTGGCCTCGTCAAACTGCTGGCCAAACTGAATAGACCGGCCGTTATCCTTGTCCATATCCAGCCAGTCCGGCTCCATCACCTCCAGCTTGAGCGGCACCATGCCCATTGCTGCTGCAGCCGCGTCATATCGGCGGCGCACCAGACACGACCCGCTCGCGCTCACCGTGCGGTAGATCAGGCTCTGCAACCCGTAAAGGTTCAGCTTGCCAAACCAGTCGCAATCCGTACTTTCCGCCCACTCCTGAAATGCGTTGTTATACCTTTGGCTGCCATTGCGCGGCGTGCCCATCACACCATCGCCGATGGTGCTGTTGACCTTCACCTTCACCGCACGCTCAGCCCATGGGTTGTTGTCCACCAAATCACGGTGACGATTGACGATCCGGCGCCATACCGTGCGTAAATCTGTGTTCGGCCCCGTAACGGTCGTGTACCAGTTCTCAGTACGACGGCTTGCTTTGGCTGCCTCAAACTGCCGCCGCCGTTGCTCCTGGCTTAGCTGCATCTGCAGCCCCATCAGCTGCCCTTCAAGCTGGCTGATCGTTGGCTTCTTGCGCTTCGCCATCAATCCCTCCGAAACCCGGCATAACGACGCGTCACCGCAACCGTGCCGCCGCCACCGATCTGGCTGGCCATCAGGTTACGCGTGCGGATCATCTCATCCAAACTCCGATACTCAACCCGCCGGCCATTGCTCTGCACCACAAGCACACCCTCGGCAATCGCCGCATCGAGATCGTCGAGCTGCTGCTGTGTGTACGCCATACCCACACTCTACTCACGCCGCAGCCAGCTTCCGGCTTTTCGCTTGATCACCACACCACCACCACCATCAACCACGGCCGCGGTGCCCATCTCTCGCGCTTGCTGGAGTTGCGCGGCGAGTTGGGTCCACATCGTCGCTCGGTTATACCGGCGCTTCACTAGCTCCAGCATCGCCAAGCAATACACCAGAATGTCGAGCGGTTCATTTCGCGCACCGCTTGGATTGTGCCAATCCAACACCTGAAACCCTTTCACTGTGCGCGGAATCAACCTTTCAGCCGTCAAACCCTTCAAATACGCCTCATCCGTGCCCATATCAAAGTGGATAGAGCCAGGGCCGCTGCCAATCTTCTTCAGGCGTGCATAAATCGTTCGTTTCAGCGTATGGCCACCTACCTGATACAGCGTTACGCCGTTCTTGATTGTCTTGCCCTTGTAGTTCACATCCACCTTGCTGCCTTTGTTTAGCGCTGGTGCCGTTCGCTCCTTAGAGCCCTTAATCGCCACCACACCCTCGCCCGCATTCCGCCGGCAATACTCATACGCCTCATGCGTGAAGTGGCCGCCAGTATCCACCGCGCATCTCATCACCGTCATTTCACCGCCATCCGCTCGCGGCCATACCGTTCGCCGGATCGTGTCAATCTGCCCCCACACCTCATCACCCGCAGGGTCGCCCTCGACCTTCTGATGCCATATCTTCCAGCATTCGTCACCATCGCCAAACCCCCATACTGTCGTCTCTAGCCAGGTGTCCTGCGTATCGACCGCCATCAGCAGCAACAGCACACCATCAGGCACCATGCCCGGCTGATAGTTGTCCTCCGCAACCCTTGACATCAGGCCATCGGCGTTCACCTTCGCTACAGCCTCATCCTCCCAGGCCTCAGCCGCTCGCTTGTTCACCCAGCCCTTCAGTAGCAGCGGATCTTCCTTTGCCCGCAAGAACTCATCACGGATCTTCTCCCAACTCAGCCAGCCGAACGGTGCATACCACCCCGGCAAATGAAATCCCGCAGTCTCGCCATCACCTTTCGCTGTTGCCTGCCATATCCCACCGTCAAGCATCGTTGTCTTATGGTGCTGCGCCACCCTCTCGCCGCATGATGGGCATTGACACCACACCTCACCATCACGTGTGTCCCATACAAAATGAGACCACTCCAAAATGCAGTTATTGCCGCAACATGGCATCAATGCCGCATACCTACGACGATCGGAGCGCTCCTCAAACTCCCAGGTGATCCGGCACGCGCCACGGGTGCCGGGCGTACTGGTCAACAGCGTCTTCCGATCGGGAAAGTTCGTCTGTCGAGCCTCTGCGTTCTCGATCGGGTCGCCCTTGTCGTCAATCTCCAGCGGTAAGCTGCTGGCCTCATCAACCCACAAATTCTGCGCCGGCATGCCCTGCGCAGCGCTGCCGCTGTTGCCGCCAATAATTGACAGCAGCATGTCTCCCTCAAACTCCTTCAAGAACATCGCATTGGCTGCGTCCCTTGACTTGCTGCTCAGCGACTTCGCCGCAACCGCTGGTGTATCCGTAAACAGCGGCGTCAATCGCTGGCGGATCTGACGCTTGGCGAAGCTCTCCGTCGGGAACATCACCAAGAACGGCGCCGGATCCAGCGCGATCGTCCGGCCTAGCCAGTTCAGGCCACACTCGGTCTTTGCGCCAGACTGGCTGCCGAAGATCAACACCACCCGCCTGATCCGCTTCTCCCGTGGGCTGAGTAGATCCATCGGCTCACGCAGAAACGGCACTCGATCCGTACGCCATCGCCCAGGCTCAGAGCTGCTCCGCCGCGTTAGTTGCCGCTCCGCATCCGCCCACTCGCTTACCGTCAAGTTAAGCGGCGGTTGCAGCGCTTCAACAAACGCCTTCCGATACAGCAGCGCTCCGTCAGGCATTAGCTAATCCTCTCAAGGCAGTCTCGATCTCATCCATCAGATACGACCTTATCTGCTCCTGATCCTGCATTGTCGCAACCTTACCCGCCGTACGCGCCGGAATCATCAACAGCAAATCCCGCACTTGTCTCGCAAGTCGAGCGGCTTCGGCTTTTACCTCCTGCGCCGGCACTAGCTCGCCCCTGCCCTGCAACGCCTCTTGCCGCGCCTTCTCAGCCTTGTAGTGCTCATGCCGCGCTCGGCTTTTGTTCAGATCTGGTATCTCATCCTCTGGTAGCGCTTGAATAAAATCTCGCAACTGCCGGTCACTTACCGCACGGGTTGGCGCCGGCTCCGCTTTCGTAGGTGGCGGCTGCTGCAAGGTGTTTCGCTCCCAAAGCAACGCTGCCATATCGTGGTCTAGAAACTCCTTGCCGTTTCGAGTCACCACCGCAGCACGAATACGGCCGCTCGAAATCGCCTGCGATACCGCAGCCGCTGACACACCTTTGATCTTGGCGAACTCGCTCTTCCGTATCAGCGCCATCCTTTAGCCTGCTTAAGCCTTAACTTAACAAACTCTAGCCCCGGTTAAAGAATTGCGGGGTAGGGGGCTTAACGCCTTGCTATCACTGCATTTAAGCGGGTTAAAAGTCTCCCGCTAAAAAAATTGCAAGATGTGTA